ATTGTAACTCGTCGATTGGCATATCCGGCACTTCGGATCTAGAAAAACGTTCTTGGAAAAATGCGCTGATAGGCAATCTATAAAAGACCGCACCATTCGGTAACATCGCATGAAATAAGAGCGCCTTCCCGCTAAGACTAGCGATGCCGAAGACCACACATTCCTCACTTTCACCATGATGTTCTTTAAAATCATAAAGATACTCCTTCCTTATTTTGCAATAGATTGGTGGTATATCTGCATTCAAATAAGCCATAGTTCCCCATATTATTTAATTTCGCCCCAGTTAGGACCTGATTCATAATCAACTTTATTAGGAACTTCCAATTCTACAGCTTGTTCCATTATTTGTTTTATCTTAACAGCTTGTGATTCTGATTCAATAGAAAAATCTAGTTCATCATGAATTTGTATATGTGCTAATAAACCTTCCTTATAAAGTTCTACCATAGATTTTTTAGTCATGTCTGCAGCTGATCCTTGTATTAATTTATTTAAAGCTTTGTATGTAAAAGCTCTACGTGTAGGATTTCCATACCAATAATTTTTCTTTGGATTACCATCTTTATCTGTAATAACTTTACCTTCAAAATCTTTTAAATGTGGACCCATTTCCTGTAGTTCTCTCATACGTTCATCATCTTCAGCTGGCACATAATGTCCCCAATCAGCACCCCTTAGTATAGGTTCATATTTAGGAAATCTACAACGTCTACCCAATAATGTTTTTATTTGTCCTCTTGCTTCTGCTGCTTTAGAAACTTTATTCATTAATTGTTTAACAAAAGATGCTTGACTATGATACTGTGTAAATAATTCTTCAGACTTTTCTTTAGTTACTCCTAATTCTTCCATAAGTTTAGTTTTACCCATACCATAAAATAATCCAAGATTAATTGTTTTTGCTTGTGATCTAGGTATCTTTGCCATCTCCGCAACTATTTTGTGAAAGTCTGTTGAAGGATCATTCTCATATGAATCAGCAATTTTATTTACAGATGGTAAAGAAAATTTTAATGCATAATGTGCAACAAGTCTTGGTTCCTGTTGTGAGTAATCAAAAGTTCCCCACTTACAATTTTCTTCTGGTATAAATAATGATCTAAGTAAAGGCCCTGTTTCCGGATCCCTGGCAGGTATTTGCTGTAAGTTTGGATTACTATAACTAAACCTTCCAGTAACTGTGCCTCCATCATCAGAACGTATTTGATTTATATCTGCATGGATTCTGCCTTTGTATTCATGTTTAATAATTGAATCAATAAATGTAGTTCTAACCTTGTTTATTTTTCTAGCTTCTGCTATCATACGAACTATTGGATTTTCATGATTATTAAGAAATCCTTTTGTAAAAGATGGTTCACCAGTAGGAGTTCTAGAATATGTTAATTTTAATTTATCAAAAAGTTTTGAAATATTTCTGGCTGCCATTAATTGAATATCTAATCCTGTTTCTATTTTTATTTGTTGTAATAGGTTTTCTTCTTTTACTGCCAGTGCTGTTTTTAATTGATTGGCTTTGGACACGTCTACCCGCACCCCTAGGAAACGCATATCGACTAGGCAAGGGAAAAGATCAGTTTCGAGATTAAATATATCTTGTAGATCATCTTCAATTAATATCTTTTTTATTTTATGCCAAAGTTTTAAAGTTAGTTCAGCATCTTTTTCACCATAAGCTCCAACTTCCATTGCAGGCATTCTCCACATATCTGCTTTAGGATCTAATCCTCTTTCTTTAGCTGCTTCATTTAATCTTGCTTCATTCTTACCTTCGCTTAAATGATGCCAAGATAAAACATTTAATGTATATGAAAATCTATTTTCATCTATGAGTGATGATGCAATCATGGTATCTACTATTAAACCATTGATTTTTATACCTAAACTACGTATCCAACATACGTCGTACATTGCGTTGTGAAATATTTTTGTAGCAGGAGATTCACAAATATCTTTAAACCATTCTAAAGTTTTCTTACGATCTAGGTTTGGCCCTATTTCATGTGCTATTGGAAAGTAACCCTTATAACCATCTACAGCTACAGCAATACCTACAACTTCACCATTACCAATTATAGAACCAGAACCTTTCTTTTTTAAATCTGGATCACGTGTCTCTAAGTCAATTGCTATTTCATCTGCATTCCTTAGATCAGGAAATTCAGTGGGCATTAACCATTCTGTATGTGGTACTATCATATTAATTTACCCCAAAAATAATAAGTGATTAATGTATAAAAACACAAGTCATGTACTGCAAATATATTCACTTGTTACCCATATCTTTCATCTTTTTAATTTCTAATTCACAATAATGAATTATTTTTTCTAAATCTTGAATTCCATTTTTATTCAAGTATCTACACACGTACTTTATAACGTTTCCCTGGAAAAAGGAAAGCTCATTCTTAGAAATAAATTCATAAGGTTGAATGTGAAACGATTTGTAATGACTCCCGCCAATCTGTTTATCTTGCGGAAATATATCATCAAACATTTTTTTATTTGTCATAGTGGATAGGTCTTTCTGGTTTTGGTTAGTTTTAATTTATAGAGATTATTTTTAGCACGTGTATAGGCTACGTACCAAACTCTATGTTCTTCGTCAGCTTTATCTTGGCTTCGGTTCATTGACTTAATAACCTTATCACCCATATCTAAACAAAGAATTACGTTATCTTTCTCACCACCTTTTATAGCATGTATGGTAGAAAGCCAAATTCTAGCAGGCTCATCTAAATTTTCTTTATTTTCTATAAGACGTAATAAATATTCTTTATCTTCATCATCAGCTAATTTAAAAGCTTGAAACCAATTTACTTTTTTATTCCATTCAACTTCTCCAGTATAACTTTTAATATCTTTTATTTCTGCTTCAGATAATTCTTTACCATTACACCATTGAGTGTAATTATTCATGGCTTTATATAATGTAACTTTTATACTTTTACCCCTATTACTTTCAAAATAAAAACCTCTCTCCATTAACATATCTCCAATTTTTAAAACTTTAGATATGGTTCTAGATAGTATTAACCATTTACCTTTGGTTAAATTAACTTCATCTAAGTTATATATCTCTTCACATTTACCTTTATAATTTCTAGGATGATATACCTTATGTTTCCTGATGCCTGTTATATTGTCTATGGCTACCTTAGACTGTTCTTGAATTGCTTTAGATATTCTTTTTGAATATATTAATACTTTTTCTTTTGCAGGTTCTTCTATAAATCTTTTAACATCAGCTCCAGCCCAGGCAAAGATTGCTTGGTCATCGTCCCCTGCTAAATACATATCTTTAGTTTTCGTTTTTAAAACATCATAAAGCTTCCATTGTAATGGTGATAGGTCCTGAGCTTCATCAATAAAGATAACATCAAACTCTGGAATCTTTTCTGGTTGATTCGTTAACATTTTAATCATATCATTAAAGTCATGTAGTTTTTTAATATTTTTATAGTTAATTAAATTCTTAGAAATATGATTTAATGTTTTCCAATTTACATCTTTAGGATCATGTTCTTCTAAATTAAATTCATTTTTTAAATCTACACATCGGTTAGAAGCTTTTTGAATTATTTGAAAATATGGATTATCAAAACCTAAATAAAAAGATTCATCTTTATTATACCTGTCATAAAATTTTATTTGTAAGTTTAATTTTTTACCTACTTCTTCGTAATGATAAGGTTGCATTATATCATCTTGAACCATTTGCAATTTTTCAAATGCTAATGCATGAAGTGTTTTGAAATATTTTAATTTTTTATTTTCAAATGGCATTCTTTCTTTTGCTTCATCTGCAGCTTTTTTAGTAAAAGCAAAATAACCTATACGATCTAAGGGTACTCCTTTTCTGGCATATGCTTTAGCTCTAGATATCAAACGATATGTTTTACCGGTACCTGGAGGACCATAGTATTTATAAATCATATAATCTCTTCTTCACTTTCAATAGGAACTATTTCAGTTACTTCTTCTGGTTTATCAAAAATAAACAAAGGTATTCTTGCAACTTTAATTGGTTTAAAAGATTCACCATTATCATCTTTACCTGGAAATCTTTTAGGTGCACTCATCAATGCTCTTTTTTCTTTGTCTGGATCTTCTGCATCAAACAATTGATACTCAATCATGAAAGATGTTTTTTGTTGATCATACTTCCATTCTTCATTTTTTAATTTTTCATAAAACTTTCCAAGTACAAACCATGCAAATTTTTCTTGAACTAATGGTCTGCCACTTTCAAAAGACATAAAGCTTGTTGCCTGAGCCCCGTAAATATGTTTCTCCAATAACTTCTTCAATATTTCTAATGGACTTGTACCTTCTGCAGGTTCTATAATTTCTACTTTATCTTTAGGATTACTAATTGCTTTTAATATCAGATCAAATTGATCTTGTTTAATGGTTGGTGCTGTAATTAAAGCTTGTTCAAATAATACAGTTTTGAATTCTTGTACTTGAGTTAGTTTATAAGTATTTTTTACATGTAGTTGTATAGTATCCCCATCATCATTTTCTACTGTAACTCTCCACTCTGGATTAGGTTTATAATTTATTTTTTGTAAATTACTTAATGTTGGATAGTTTGCTTTTTCTCCAGATAACACACCAAATTTTCTTTTTGCACAAACTGCTTTCATACAGTTTGGTTCTAATAATGGATCTGTACAAGTAAAACCTTTATTTTGTTTTTCCCAACTAGATATCTTTGATTTAATATGATCATCTGTCCAATGTTCATCAAAAGAAAAATATCTTCTACCTGCTTGCAAAACCATTTTTTTCCAAGTATCTGGATATTTCTTTTTAGCAAACACCATATAATTATATAAGAATCGATCTCGACCATCTGTAAAGGTCATTTGTTCTTTAGTTAATTTTTGTAAACATGGTGGACCATCTTCAAATTCTTCTCCACCACCTTTTAATTCTTTATAAACTAAATCTTGTTTTATCTTTTTAAAACTTTCAGGTTCAACTAAATTTAATTTAACTGTTTCTATAAATTTTTGAAAAGACATTAACGTACCATCTACATCTAATGCTTTTCTATCATCACCGTTGTAAGGTAAATTTATAAAGTTACCATTGGATAAAGTTCCATCACTTGATTTTAATTGAGTTTGTTTAGGAAATATCTCTGTACCTTGTGGTAATTTAAATACAAATAATAGTTCTTCTAAAAAATTTCTGATGTCTTTTGCTTTAACCAACCGAGTGGTGAATACATATAAATGTAATCCACCACTCTTGGATAGGACAGGGATGATTGGTAAGCTTTTATCCTGTATGACATCAAGATAAAATTTTCTATCTATTGGATATTTATCTACATCAATTGCACCAAATCTAGCTAACCCTTCATCAGTACAAGGTTGTATTCCAATTGATCTAATTCCTTTAATATGATCTTCGTAATCTTTATCAGTAATGGGTATCTTAGCCCATTCATGTTTCCATTTTTTCTTGCCTGTTATTTCGTCAATGTATCCATCATCAACTTTACAGACACCATAACTTCTCTGTAATCCCGTAAAATATTCTATATAATCTTTCATATATTCCTGTCCGTTTAATTTTAAAGGTGGGCCAGTCTCCCGGCCCCGCCTTGTCTTGCAAGTATTCTCTTAGAGAATTAGATAATATCTTCAGATTTACTTTCTTCAACTTTCTCATACTTAGGTTTGCTTACCCCAGTAGATACTTGTTTCTGAAATTCTTGTGCCATCATATAAATAGCTGCATCTTTTTCATTTGATACATCTAACATTCTAACCATTGAAGGTTTATACACATGCCAAGTTTTATCTCCTGCATTTTTTTCTGCTGTTTGTAATTTAAACACTGCAGAATATGCTGCCGGTTGGAAAGAACCTTTATCATCTGTCATTCTTAAATTAGAAATCAGATCATTTAGTTTTCTAGCCGGTGTAAGATTAGATGATCTCATAGTGATCACCGCTTTTC